CCCTCCTTGAACATCCGGTTTTGGACTTGGTTTCATAGAACTTTAGACGTTACCACAGAAGCTTTCTATTGCTTGCTGATCGCGGATACAAATATACTTTGGTTGTTCTGGAAAGGTTCGCGACACAATTCTATATTTCTTTCCAAATATCACATCCAAAAACCAAAGTGCAAACGCGAAAACATATGCATAATCATCAATTTGCTTCTCACCATTAGCTACATCGATGATGAACTCAGCAAAAAGTTTGAATAATTTACGATATTGTTTTTGCGTTTCTTCCGAATAGAATCGCTTTTCAAAGACGTCTTCGTAGCCTGTAGACATAAGAGTATCCGCCAACTCGTAAAGAACCTGCCAGTCATCAAGATTCAAAATTGTTTCAGTATCTTTTAAGGTGATAATAATCACCTCGTGGTCTGGCCTGAACTTCTCTGCATCCATTATTTTTTCAAATGCATATATTCCGTCTCCTAGAGCAGTCGGTTGACGAACCGACCCCATTGTTGGCATTTCCGTTAAAGTACTCTTTAGTAGAGCCCACTCCAATATAGTATCAATACTAGTTTCTATTCGGGACTGAGAGGGGTGTATTTCACCTTCGCTAAGAATTTTTTTCTTCGCAACGGAAGTAGTGCCATGGTAGACCTTCATATTTCACCAACTCACTAAAAATAAGAAGCGAACATTCGTTCTCCTCTTAGTGCCTCTACCTATAGTATCAGCTAATCTATAATTGAAGTCAACAAACTTACGCGAAAACATTGGTAAATGAGATGAAACTATTCAAAAGATTTGCGAAAGAAAAACTGATGAAAAAACGCATTCACCATAAGGGATACAGCCGTTTCATCAGGAAATCGTCCGAAAAAACTGACGAAATGCAAAAGAAAAGCGCCGCTTGAAAAGGCGAGCAAAAGTTACATATACGGACGATGTAAAGTAATCACCTTTTTAGGATGGTTTTGTCAACTTAACACATCTAGGGTTCCCTCTTTCAGCGTCTCACCCATTGCGCTACAAGGGATTCCGTCGTTGCATCAATTCTACAATTTCTCACTCATTCTGCAACCACGCATCGATTTGCCGTTTTTACATCTTTCGTAGACTTTTATAAACTATGTGAATTATACACAAGCAAAAAAGCCCCACCCCGCGTTAGCAGAGTGAGGCATTTTTGTATTTTAACGAGCTACTTTACCGTGATCCGTTGCCCCGCATAGATCAAGCTAGGGTTGCTCAGGCCAGACAATGAGGCAATCCGGCTGTAAGTTGTACCATACTTAGTCGCAATCGCACTAAGGCTGTCGCCGCTACGGACAGTGTAATAGACATGCCCGCTTTGGGATGATCCCGACACACGTAGGACTTGACCAACACTCAGATAGTTGGGATTGCTGATACCATTGAGCGTTGCCAAAGCTTGGTAGCTGGTACCATACTTGGCGGCGATACCAGAGAGCGTGTCGCCGTATTGCACTGTATAAGTTGCTGTGGATTCAGATACAACACTCGTGGAGCTGGTCGATAAGATTTCCACATTGCTACGATCAATCCAACTAAAGATGCCAGCAAGCAATACTTGTGAGCCACTCGTATCCTGCACTTGATAACTGCGACCAAGGGCAAAACTCATGATTGGCAAGCTGTTGCTCTTGCTACCCCAGTGTTTAGCCCCCAAATTGATTTTGACGGTGTCGCCACGCTTAACTTGAGCCAACTTGGTCTTATTAGCCGCGGTGCCAGCTTTGATTGCAGGTGTACTAGACTTCGGCTTAACCGTTACCTTGCCACTTTCGCCAATCGTAGTCTTGCTATATCCATTATCGGTGATTCCAGTTAAATCAACGTTACCGTCCAAGCCGCCAGCGCGGTATGTCGAAGTGAATTGAAAGATCCCGATGTTAGCAAAACTCGGAAAATAGTTGTAGTTCGGCTTAATCGTAAGATTGTAGTCCGGATATTCAGCCATCCAAAGTTGATAGCGCGCGGCAATCGTCGTCAGATCCAAGTGTGATGTGAGGAAATTCTTGTAACCGTACAACATCGCGGTATAACCGGCGTCTTTCACCCGTTCCAACGCATACATCACAGCTTGAGTGTTTGGCGTCCCACTTTCAACATCAAGCGCAACGATTGAGCCTTTTGGCGTTTGGATCCGCGGCAAATAATAATCAAGCATTTGATCAGCCTGGGCACGATTAGAAAATTGCGAGTAGATATATGTGTGCGCCCGCTTACCAGCGGCAATCAAACTAGCAACTTGTGTCCTATAAGTTGACTGCACAACGAACGATCCGTCATAGTATCCACCAATCTGACTGATGCCAAACTTGTCACCAGAGTAACCGTAGACACCGGTAGTGCCTTGATACTTTGGCCAGTCAACGCCTTGGTCCCCTTTGGCCGCGTTTACCTGCGATGGTAGGGAAAAAGAAATAGCCGCCAAGATGGCGACCGGCAAGGCAGCGAATTTATTTTTTAGCTTCATAGTGCCCTCCTTATTGCTGTGGAGCAACAGATGCCGGGGCCAGCTGAGCCTTAACTGCGTCTGCGGCAGCCTGAGCTGCGGCATCTACTTTGTCTTGATTAGATGCTTCCTGATCAACTGTCTTTTGCGGATAGGTTTCTGCTAGGCTGTCTTTCAAATTCGCATAAGATTGTTCAACTGCATTGGCAATTGTCTGCTCATCTGTGCTGGTGAAGCCAAGCGACTTCAAACCATCTTTCACAGTATTAATGGCAATCGATTTTTTAACCGCACCGTCAATCGTTTTTGTCACACCGAGCTGTTCTGCCGCAGTAACAGCGGCATTTGCCAATGGCCCAAGCACTTTAAGCAACGTTAATGCCTGCTTGTTAGCTAACAGTTGTTTTGAAAGCCAAGCTCCGATGATTGGGACTGCCGCAACTGCAAGTGATACTACAAGATCTGTCCAATTATTCATCATCATTATCTCCTTTGATTCCTACGTGGTCTTCCAAACGGGTAAGCCTAGTTGAATGGCTCCCCAGTTCCTGACTATGAACCTTTTGCGTATTCAGAATGTCATCAATTACTTTCTCCTCATTATGGAACCTTTGGTCAAACTTAAAGCCCAAATCTTTAATATCTTCTCGCAACGGATCTAAGGCAATCTTTTTGAACAACCAACTGCCAGCGCTCACGCCCACCCCTATGATTGATATGAACTCCGCCCAGTCACCAATCGTGTATCCAAAAAATGTCACTTTCTCACTTCCCCTACTTTTTCTTATTTCCACCTAAGACTGAAAAAATCGCGATCACCCCAAGGAAAGTGACCAAAACCCATGCCGCCGTAATCATGATTGCACGGCCGCATTACATTTTGGCGCGCTGTTACCGAAGCTTCGCGGATTAAGCACAATCGTTGCAGTCCCCATAAACTCATCACCGTCAGAAGCTGGATATTGTTCCGTTGCTTCTTGCTTACCAATGCCGTCATCGCCAGTTCCGTGAACGCCTGAATAAAAACTATTGCGAATCAACGTCAAATCCATCTTATTGCCAGGATGTGCAATACCGAGAGCAACCATCGAATAGTTTCCAGCCGCCGAAAGATTACAACTGTCAAGGGTAAATGCATAATTGCCAGCGAGCTCAGCATTTGAACAGTCATGGAAGAACACGGCACCCATTGGGATAGATGAAGTGCTAGTGAATTCACAATTTTTAAACGAAAGATTTTCGCCAACACGCATTCCGATTCCGACGGCCGCGTTCCAGTCTGAGCGGAATACACAATTTTCGAACGTTAAGGTTTGATGTGCGGAACCGTTATAGTCCAGATGTGCGCCATAAGGAGTGTCATAGTCGGGGTAAGCCGCACCAGTCGGTCGCTGTGAAATGAAGCTAAGGTTCGACGCGGACCCGCTCGTCATCTCAAGCGCGGGGTAATCGCGACGATTATCGGTTGAGATGATCCGCGTGGCGGATGCAGAATATCCAACAAGATTTACTTGCTTATCTCTTGCGTCCACACACTCGTAATAGTCACCAGGCATAATCGTGATAGTTGTACCATCATCAGCCGCGTTGATTGCGTCCTGCACTTTGACGTAATCGCCATTACTGCCGGGGTCAACAATCAAGCTTTTAGATGGCTGCCACATAGACCGGTCGATTTTTGGCGTGTCAAGAGATTGGCTTTGTGTGCCAGTCGCACCCCAGGCAAGTGTAAAGTTGACGGCCTCCGATTTTTGCATACTTACGGTGACAAAAGCAGCATCGACTGGAATTGTTTGTGTTTGCATCGTTGCGCTGTTGCTAGCGAAAGCCACACTGCTCATAAATCCCTTGAGCTTGTCGTAAAAAGTTACATACGAGTTAGCATCGGCATATGCAGTGAGCTGAGTGACGCCAGTTGGAATAGCTAGCATATAGCTTGAGCATGCCCATGTATCGTCATCCGTGTGGCCTTTATCGCTGTAATATCCAGACTCAAATTTTGACACGTCCACCACATTTACACCGGTGCTGACACTTGCTTGGATTTGATTCCATGCAGCCTTAAAAGTATTTGCAATTTTAGCCATCATGCTGATGGTGACATACGCGACACCATAGGGGATCACCACACTTTGTTGATTTGAGATATCACCGGTAAATGACACTGACTTTAAAAACTGCTTGGATGAGTTGTAAAAAGAGATATATGATTCCTTATCTGATAGCACCGTCACGCTCCCAACACCGTTCGGCACGGCCAGCAAGTCAGGCATACAACGCCAGTCATCGCTAGCAACAAAACCAGAGTAGTTATAATAACCATTTTTAGTTTTGGCTGTGTCTATCATATTTTCCCCTTTGTTCATAGTTAGAAGATTTTGTAGCATAATAATCTGTTCTTTCACCGCGTTTGCTGGCGTGTCGTACACTACACCATTAGTCCCAGTCCGAATGTCATCGAGTTCGCCAGGATCACTTTTTGCATAGAGCAGTTCCTGAAGAGCCTGAGTCACTCCAACAATCGCACCACGAACGGGTTTTGCATTTCCGTGATTCAAGATTAATTTAATCAACTCTGCAAGTGAGTAATCTTTATCCCAGTCAATATCGATTGTGCTAGGTGCGTACTCGGGCTTAGTAAGTTTAACCATTGGTTGTACCACTCCCTTCTGCCGGTGTCTTAATACCGACTTTCTCATTTAACGTTTTGATTTGGCCTTGCATGCTTGAAATTGCAGGCTTGATATCATTATCGATTGCTGTTTGAGCCGCTGATATTTCTCCGCCCATATCACCAATATTTTCCGGTAACGCATTGATTTTTGACTGTAGTTTTTGAAAGTCATCAGCCATCCCCGAAAAATTATAGTTGTCAAAATCTTTTTTTAGATCAGCCGCGGTTTGCTTAGCGTCATTGGCGGTGTTCTCAGCCGTGGTCGCCGCAGCACTAATTTTTCCGATGCGCATACCTTGTTGCTGAACAGCGGTCTTAATTGATGCCAAGCCTCGGATGCTCTTGAGCATCTCGACATTGTACGATTCTTGCCCGACAACACGATCACCAATGGTCATGGTGTTGGTGCGCACATCATTGATGTGGATGTGCATCTGCGTGATGCGTAGCTGATCATCGATACCCTTAAATGGGATAAGTGTGCGATAGGTCCATCCACAGAGTAGCGGGCCTTTAGCCTTGCCAACAAAAGTCATGTCGATTGCTTGCACTTGCGTCGATACAGTCGCCACGGGCATGGCCTTGAACGTACTACTACCAGAAGCTTTGAGCTTGGTAGCGTCAGTCTCATCATCAAAAGCTTTTGCTCCAACGATTGGCCCAAATTGCTTAATTAAATCTGCATCACTCAAAAGAGGATTGCCATTATTGACTGACGCAATTGTCAGTCTGGCAGTCCCCTTAGTTGTTGTGGTGTCATCTGTTGGTGGGTCGGCGGCTTTGCCTAGTGGCAGATATGCCGACGCCAGCGCGGTTGGGTCAATGGTGCGGGTAAAACTGATCAGGTTTGAGCCTAAGCGAATCACTTGCTCACCAGTGCCGCCAATCGTTTTGGCACAGTCGAGATACAGGCCATCAGACTCATGACGCACGGCCAGCTCATAGCCAGCTTGCTTGACCAGCGTTTCGATGTTGTCGTAAGTCGTCGCTTCTTGATCGGTGTAGCAGTATGCCGCCACGGTATCAGCCATGTCGATGTTGCCAAGCTTAAAGCACTTATAAGGCGCTCCAAGTGTGGTCATCTGATTGTTGTGAGCATCGATCAGCGACGTTAAGATTTGCTTACGCGTTTTCCCGTCAAATTCGATGAATCCCGGCCGAGAATCGTGCAGCCAGTTTAGCAAGCCTTCACAGGTAATCGTTTTGTAAGTCATACCGCTAGATTCGAGTGGTTCACTTGAATTAAGCACGCGGCCCTCGAAAACATCCATGTTATTGATAGTGTCGTAGACACGCACCAACGTCACCAAATTTTGCATGGCACTGTATCCAGGATTGCCATAGTAAATGTTAAAAGTCATGCTTGGGGTAGCTGCGACGTCTAATCCAATATCTTCGTTGTCAATTTTGAGCGAGTTGACATGCGGACTGTGGATCATCGTTTCTGGACCATCCCAGCTTTGCCTGATTGTTACGCGATACATTTACTAAATCACCTCCTGATACCAACTGAAATCAGCAGTGACACCAGTGTCGCCAGCCAGCTTGAGCGTGTTATCACCCGGTGCTAACACCATATCCAAGTCAGTATTTTCGCCCGCTGACAGAGTAAATGACTGATCATTGACGGTGAGTGATGCGGCGGCGCTTGCTGTGACGGTAATAGGCACCTCAGACACGCCGATATTGATCAACGTGCCCGTGTCTAATTCGCCCACTTTGTAGTGCACCTCTTGAGCTAGGTAGTCCTCGTGCTCAATAAAGTAGTCAAAATCATCATCATAATCGATGTGGTCACGGATGCGGAACGGGTAGCACGTAAAAGTGATTGTGAGTTGTCCTAGTGTGTTAGCCTCAGCCAATGATGGTGCAGTCTCCACCTCAGCAAGATAGTGATAGTCAGGCATGACATCATCACGCAAGATAACCTTGTGGCTAGGTGCTGTAACCCAGTTGATAATTCGTGTCCACGAACGGCTCATCTGCTCGCGATTTCGCATTGCACTGCCCATCAGCAAAAAGGTAAAGGCCAGTGTGCGCTCCTCAAACATCGGGCCATACAAGTTTGATAAGTCTAGAATATTGTTGGAGCCAGTCAGATGCTGTGTGACCATTGTGCGTGCTGGAAAGCCGTTGGCTACTGAGCCAACTACCACCTGAGCATCAAACTCGCTTGAGTGGTGACCGTTAAAAGTGATGCCATATGGTTTATTGGATGTCTGTACCAACTGTTAGCCCCCTTTGTACGGCGTTTAGCCGTTGCTGTTGGATATACGCTTGCCCCGATGCAGTAGCACGGTTGAGCGTCTTGCCGTCGATAGACAAATTCTTGGCGGAAATCTGCTTGAGTTGTTCAAGTTGCTGTCCACCAAAGGCACTCATGAGTGTAATCAGCTCGTCGAGCTTTTCCTCGATTGCAGAGCCGTTAGTTGTTGTGCCGCTAGTCATGTTGTCACGTGCCGCCATGGCCGCCACAGTCTTGCCAAGCATTTCGTAACCACGTGATGACTTGAGCGACGACAATGGAATCGCGGCTTCTAAACCGTCTTCGCCAAAAATAGATGCAGTATTAGCAAAGCCACCGTTAGCATAGCCTTCCTTGCCTGAAACACGGGCAAAGGCTGAGTTACCAGAGCCATAAATATGCTTCATGTAATTAATGCCCGCCAACAAGTCGTCATAGCCGTTATAAACATCATTGTGGCCGTGGAACTTATACGCATTGAACGTTGGCCCAATGGTTTGTACAAGCCCCATCGAAGGTATACCGGCTTTAGCGTTGCTATCCCACAGGTTAATTGCCTTAGGATTACCATTGGATTCACGCTGGATAACTCGCATCCATGCGGCGACTTGATAACCACTAGCGTCAAAGCCATTGGCCTTTAAGGCTTTAATAACATATGGCTTCCAACGCTGTACACCTGATCCACCGGGATTGGTATCTAGTGTGTCTTGCAACTTTGTCAGTTCTTTTTTAAACCAGTCAACGACACTGCCTGTCAACTTACCGATAACGCCACCGGCTAATTTGCTAAACATTTCAATGCCACCGGAAATACCACTAACGCTAGACTTGATTAAACTGGTTACTTTACCGACTGGATTAGCAAGCCAATCACCAACGGCCTCTAACTTATCCCAAGCGCCACTGAAGAACTTGCCAACACCGCCAATCACGCCACCCAAGTCATAATGCTCAATACCAGCCATGTTCATGATGGCTTTGGTTTCTTTCCCATTGAAGACACGAGTGCCTTCTGGCAATAGTCCTGTGGCATTACGCTGTTGACTCATACCAACTTGACCATTTGGAAGCTGGTAAAGCTCTTTCCAGTCAGGCCCATTGCCATCGTTGACCATGACCAGATGCATCTTGCGCTCAACAATACCGCCTTGCTCGAAGTGAACAGGTGAAAGCTTGTGCAGAGCAGACTTGCCAGTAAACTTTTGCCAAACCCAGTTAATACCACTGATTGCGCCATTAATGACATTGATTATTGCATTCATGCCATCACTTGCAGCATGTTTCATGCCATCCCACATGTCAGAGAATGCAGATTTCATACCACTCCATGCTGCATTCCACATACCTTTAATTGCGCCTAGAACTGTCTTAATGATGTTATGGATGCCACCAAACACATCACTGACAATCTTCTTCATGCCATTCCAATAATCCGACAATAGCTTCTTGTTGTCTGACCATGCTTTTGACCAGTTACCACTTAGTAAATCCATACCAGCCTTGAGGATGTCAGTAATGACTTTAAGCGCTGATGAAATCGTGTCTTTGAGCACTTTCCAAACGGCGCTAAGAACAGATGAAATAACATGCCACATGCCCTTCCAAATTGCTGGTAGCACTTTGGCATAGAAATCAAATTGTGCTTTGAAATAGCCAAACAGCAAGTCAACAATTGGCTTAATCGCTTTCCATGCCACTTGGATGACTTTAACGATCAAAGCCCACGTGGTCTTAAATAGCTTACCGATCTGTTTGAGAATTGGCTGAATGCTCTTCCACATTGCTTGCATTCCAGAAATAACAGCCTTCAGAGCTGGTTTTAGAGCATTACCAATAGCTTTAGCAACGTTATTAACGGCATCACGGAAGGGCTTAAAGTGTTTGTAAGATTCATAGAGTGCTACTCCAACGGCAATTACGGCCTCTGATAAAAGTATCCACGGATTGGCACTCATTACCAAATTCAATGCCGATTGAGCTATAGTCATCGTCTTTACAGCAGCCCATAATCCCAACAACGTTTTGGCAAGTGTCTGAATGCCGCTCTTATTCTTGGCAATGTTACTTAGGGCTGTTGCTACCTGATGTAGTGGGTTTGCAGATTTTTGTGAGTTTCCGGTTAAAGAGTTAAAGCCTTTAGCTAATCCAGTTATGGTAGATGCAATTGTTTTCCATACAGCTGACCCAAAAGTTTTTGCGATGTCCCACATATCTCCGGCAATACCGGTTACGTCTTTCTTGTGAGCAGAGATATAGTCTAGGCCCTTTTTCGCCATGTTCGCAATGTACGCCAGACCTTTGCCTAGTGTAGTAGCGGCGCTTTGAACAACAGATGATGTCAAAATCCCAGCAAGTGATTGCATGCCACTATTCTTAACATCAAGCAACGGCGCAGCCATTTTAGCTTTGATTGATGTCCAACCGCCTGACAGCTGTGCGAGGGCACCTTCACTGGTTTTCCCAAATTGGTCAAATGTACTTCTACTTGTTGTACCAACCTTGTAAATCAGGTTCATGAAGTCGTCAGACTTTATTTTCCCGTCAGCAACCATTTTGGCAAATGAATCCTGACTGACTCCAGCGGCTTTTGCTAATTGCGTGCCTAGTGTAGGCGCTTGCTTTTCAAGTTTTGCAAGGTTGGTTGTCGTTAGATTACCTGAAGCAACGACTCGTGTCATCGCCTTTGACAAAGCGTCCATGCCAGCTCCGCCTTTGTGCGAGGCAGTGGCAATACTAGCAATACCGGCGCTAATAACGACAGTTTTATCTGTGACACCGTGTGTCATGGTGTCAACGGTGGTTTGCATGTTGTTAATTTCGCCACCAGTTGCACCAGTCTCACTGCGTAAATATGACATTTGACCGGAAAGAATCTTGATATCATTGGCTGACTTGCCCATGTTCTCCCACGTCATATTTAGCTTTTCTCCGGCCTCGTTAAGTTCTAGTCCAGACTTTACCGTGTCAGTAATGCTTGAACTTAGGCGTTGCCAGCCGCTTGTGATGGCATTGGTGATTAAGCCGCCCTCAACAATTTTGTGAAGCAGGCTTGGCGTCTTTTCCGCTTGTTTGTTTGTTCCTTCAATCGCTGTCTTGATTCGACTGAACATAGACGGATTAGCCTTGTCCATTTCAGTTTGCAAACCGGTCATAGAAGACTTAGCCTTGGCTAAACTGGTAGCCGTTTCGTCCACACGTGTTTTCTGCGTACGCCATGCGGCACTATCTTTGCCTGATGCACTGGCAATCTTATCCAACTCAGCTGACTGCTTAGACAGTTGCTCATTAAGATTGGTAATGGATGACTTATAACCTTCCATTTTGGCTTTGTTAGCATCTTGTTGCTTGCCTTCAGCCTCTAAGCGCGTCACATAAGCTTGGTTAGCACGTGCGGCTGCTGTGTACTCTTGCTGTAGGCCAGCCAAACCGGACTTTTGATAGTCCATCGCTTGCTTAGCACGGTCTTGCTGAGCCTGCATACTAGCTAATTGCTTAGTGGCGCCGTCAATTTGTTGCTGATATTTCAGAAACTGTTGAGCAGTTTCGCTAGCGTTACCCTTTAATTCACTCTGCTTAGCTTTTAGAGCGTCAATCTTAGCCTGTTGTGACTCAATAGACTTACCCAAGCCTTCATATTTAGCCTTAGCAGCACCGGCGGCATCACCCGCGGATTTCATCTCTGCTTCTTGAGCTTTCCAAGCACTTTGACTTGAACGAACAACCGCTGTTAATGATTTGACGGATTCGCTTGCCGACAATAGGTCAAGGGCAATCTTGGTGCTCATGGTTGCGTTAATTTGTTGTGCCACTTATCTATCACCCTTTCTCTTGGTATTGCTCCCACATAATTGCCGGATCAATTGGACGGTCTTTCTTATCCTTGGCAGACATCATTTCCAGCATTTCAAAATAATCAGCATCATCAAAATCCTGCATTGACCAATGGAAATACATGACTGCTTGCTTTTTAATCCATCTAAAGTCCTGCAACTGATTTTCAAGCTCATAAACTTTGACAGCTGGATTAATCTTTGCTTTTGCTGGCGTCCTGCTTCTTGGCAGCTAAGTCAATATCCTCATCACTCATGCCCATCATGCGTTCAAAAGTGTAATTAACAACCTTAATGGTGTCGGCAAATTCTAGATCCCCAAGCTTATCAATTTCTTGCTTGTTCAGGTTTAAAATGGTGGTCAAGAAGTCGATTGAATCGTGCAGCATACCACGTTGCATTTTAATAATTTCTACCGGTTCCATATTGGCAACATCGTCTGCCTTGGCCATCAGTAACTGTAAGTCGTACATCTTTTCCATGTTGCGATTACTGGTTTTAACTTCGTGCACACGATTGCTAAGTTGACTAACTTTAATTTTCATTGGTAATACCATCCTTTGTATTTGTAAGGTCGCTGTGGTGAATCGGACACCACCAAGTTCACCAGAAAGCGACTTTTGATCATAAAAAATAGCGCACGTTCGTGAGCCATTCATCAGTTGTTGCTATGAAATTGTGTCAGATTGCGTCTGTCAGCATTATTTATGCTGGAGTTGTAGTGGTACCAGCTGGCAATACGTATCCGCCGAATACTTCTTTGTACATGTTGGCTTTGTCGAACTTAGGATCAAGGTCACTGTAAATCTTGTATGGCTGATTATTAAAGGCCATAGTAGACAGCGCTGTGTAAGTCAAAGTATCATCTGCACGTTGTTCGGCATTGGTATCTGTTTGGATGTTGGCTGCCGTTTCAGTCAAAATGCCATCACCAAAGCCGTAGTAAACAAAGTTTTTTCGGCTAATCGTTTGCGCCGTAATCAACAACGCCACGTGAGCCTTCAAATTTTCGTCAACATATCCGCCTTTACCATCATTGATAAAGCCCTTAATCTTTTGCTTAATTTGGAAGTTCAAGTCATTAATATCCAAAGCCACTGAAGGTTCGCTGATTGGCGCTGTGACATCTTGTACTTGGTTGAATCCATAAGTTTTTGTTGGCGTGCCCGCCAATCCAGTGATATTAGCAGTTTTACCACCAAGATCGGCGCGGCCAACAACATAAAGGCCATCTGTTCCTAATCCGTTTGTTGCGTCTGCAATAAGCTTTTGGTTATTGTCAACTAACCCAAAAGCAATCCCATATAAACCTACTGTTGCCATAATTGGCCTCCTAAATATTCTTTGTTCTGCTGAAATAAAACGTGTTAAAAAGTTGCTGTGTGTCTGGATCTAATGTACGTTGTCTAACCGCGGCTACCTGCCAATACTTATGAGTAAAAGCCTTCATCATGGCTATCTCAATGGTTTCAGGGTCAGAATCAAGCGCTTGCGAGTACCAAATTTGTACTTCAACTTCTTGATTTAATGCCCAAAAATCGTTGTCACCATATGCAGCCGGATCATTAGCAGCATCAGTAATCAGCACGACTGTTTTGTCCAAACTATCGACTAATTCTTGCGGTAAGTTGTTGCCCTCAACTGCATCAATGCCGGCAATACTGGCTTGAATAAGCATTGTTACCGCATCATCTACGGCGCTCATTCATTCCCACCACCATTCGCTTTGGTAATCATTGCCTGATATTTCTCAGCTTCAGCAGCAAATACAGCATCTTTGGCATCATCACGAGCATTATCAACAAAATGATCTGCATGAATATGCTTGGTGCCATCATTAAGGAAACGTGCAACGAATGCTTTCTTGCCAAATCCGACCGTTGAGCTGCCATTATGATCGCCGTCAATATCTCCTGCAGCGCTACTGATGTCCTCGCTCAAATGTCCATACTTACCGCCGTCTCCCTTAGTGTTTGGGTGTTTTTCTTTGGTGGTCTCAGCTAGCTTTTTGGCGTAAACATCAGCACCAGCTTTGGTAATCTTCTCTTGGTCAGATACAGAAAGCTGTGCGGCCTTTGATACTTGCTTAAGCCATTGCCCAAGTGCCTCATCCATATCCACGGTTATGCCCCCTTAGTTGTTTTGACTAGGGTCAGATAGTCATAACGAATAGCATCGTTTGAATCATCCGGGCTAATGTCTGAAATGTCATACACAACACCATCAAGGCGTGCCTGTTTCTGATTAATGTTTCTAGCATCATGACGGACTATGATGGTGATTGAATTATCCAAGCGCGTTCCCACAAGCGTGTACTGCTGTGTGAGCGTCCGCTTCTGTTGCTTGAAATGCAGGCTATACACCGGCACGAAGCTAGAAATGTTTACCCCGGCACCAGTCCTGTGTGATTGTGGAGAGCCAAGATCAACCTTGCGGCTGAAATCTGCTACTTTAAATTTAGCCATTAGCCTCACCAGATTTCGCTGCTTGGTCGCGCTGAATCTTCCAGCGAATGCTGTTGATCATGTAGGCATAGCTGGGCGGATAAGCCTTGTCTTGGTCCGATAGCGTGCCGCGCCCATAATACATGAAGTCTACCAGCACCCTAACCGCTTGATTGAATAGAGGGTACGTTCGATAAATGTCAACCGCGATCGTGTCATCGATGGCATTCATCACCGCGTCCTCCGCCGTGCTGATCAAGTCAGCGAGAATTGAGGCATCACCATCCGTATCGAGATTCAGGTAGGATTGCATATCATCAGCGGTAACTCCAACAGTATCAGTCATTTCATCGGCCATATTCAGCCCTCCCTTAGCAGTCGCCCGTCATATTGGCGAATTGTTTATTTATTAGGCGACTAACAATCGTATTACTTACCAGTACCTGAAGTTGAACCAGATGCAGCATCTGTGTTGGTTACAAAATAGCCGGCATTGCTATCGGCTTTTTGTACGCCAAACCGGAATGCGGCACCGAGATAACGCCCATAAATCTTGCTTTCTTCCCATGCCAGAGTGACCTGCTGACGATCTGCAAACAGAACGCCGCGCTTTAAGTCACCGACAAATGCCTTCTGATCCCCTGCGGCTGAGCCAAGTAGCGTGTCACCAACAACATATACTGGGACGCCCAAGACAGAGCCCTTTGCGGTGCCGTCAGTGATAGAGTCAGATGCATTATGAAGCAAGTAACGCCCGTTCTTGTCCTTTAAGGTATCCAGCGTATTGAACAGGGATTGAGTAACCACAAGCGCCCGACTGTATGCTGGGTCCAAGTCAACATTCAAAATATGCTTAAGACCATCTACAAGAGTGTCAGTGGTTGTTGCCTTGGCTGTGAACGACTGCAATACAGGCGCAATCATCGCGTTGTAAGTATTGACAGACTTCTCGTTAATGGACTGACCAACAAGTGCGGTAAGATCAACTTTAGAATCAGCAATAGCTTCTTCAGACAGAGGAATTGCGCCACGGTACGTGCCAACAGACCAGTCCACCTGTTCAAATTCGGGCTCAGCAAGTGTAGGATTTTCGGCCAATTCTGCCACGCTGGAAAAACGATCAGTTGCCCGCTTCAAAATCGGGTATGTGCCCTTAGGAGTAGTAACCGGCGTCTTGGTAACCAGTGTTGACAGATCCACAACTGAATTTACTTCTGCGGTAGGATCATAGATGATTTCTTCCGGAATCAGCACGCCTGCTTCTGTCGAAGTGACGTGACCGGCTGCAGCATCAACTACCTTGCCATGGCTATGGATGAAGTCGTTGATAGCCTTCTTCTTCGCATCGATTGGCTTCTTGGACAGGTCGGTGCCCTCCGGTTGTGCATTATCTACTGGCTTGTCAGGATCGGTATTGGCCTTATTTTCAGCTTCAAGTGCTTTAATCTGGTCGTTGATAGCGTCCCGACGTGCCTTCGCAGCGGTTAAGTCGTCCTTGATCTTTGGTGAATTGTCAAATTAAGTGCAAAGTCTCATTATAGAAAACTTCGTAGGGCGTTC